GTCTGCGATCGGATTTATCAAAAGAAATGCCAAAACCAACAGACAGGTAAAACCGATCAAGAGGTTGAATAATAAATCTACGAATGCTAAGTTTGAACTATATTTTCTCATTATCCAATTCCAATAATACTAATTCAAATTTGAGTAGGATAGAAGTAATCAATCCACATAAAGACGTGGTAAGGGCGATACCCATACCGTTGGCAAGATTGCCGATAACCTCTTTCATGGCTTCAGAGGAAGTTGTGTCTATATCGGTGAATACTGTAGTCAAAACCACCAAAAATCCGATAAGTGTACCTACCATACCAATAGACATAACGGCGTCCGAAAAAAACCACATAGTTTGTAGGGTTTGTTCTGAAATGCGTTTCTTTTTAAACTGGATCATATATGCGTAAAATCCAAGTGCAATATTAACTGCACAAAAAATACCAAATATAATAATACTAATTCTTGTGTTGTCAACACCAGTGAAAAAATCTATAATATTAAGGTAAAACTCTGCGGCGGTAAAGCCAACGACTACCGTTACAATAGTAGTCCACCACTTCCAAAATGACATATCGTTACTCCAAATTACTGTCTCTGGTATATTTATTATAAAACAATGCCCTAAAGTTTTAGAAAATTTTGTCGTATAAATAATTGGTATCTATTAAAAATAATCAGAAAGGCCTATTATGTTTAAGTTAGTATTATTATCTTTGTTACTTATTACCGCCCCGATGGGTGCAACGAGTCAAGAAAAACCACCGAACCCTCCATATAAATTAGATTATGTGGAAAACTCCCCGTTAGGACCAATGTTAAGTTTCTCTGGAACATTTGTTGCCGGACTGACAGAACATTTCTTACGGGCACTCATTTTATACCCAAACGTGACAACGGTAACTATGTCATCTCCTGGCGGCAGTCTCGCGGAGGGTTATAAACTAGGCAACGCAATGTCTGAATACAATTTAATCATGGTCGTTCCTAAAGGTAAAGTTTGCGTGTCGGCATGTGCATTAGCGTTTATCGGTGGTTGGAAGTATTTTATCGGTGGACTCTTGGCGTTTCATTCGCCATATCTTCCCCAATATTCACCAGATACAATAATCGAGGATATTTACTATTCGGGACAGAATACGGGCGTGCAACAAATGTTTTACTTTGCCGCAAATGGTTTTCGAGCACAACTATATATGACCATTGCACAGTACACCGACAGAGAAAATTTTATGGTATTTACTAACACAAACGACCTACATCATTATTTGATGATAGACGATAGAACCTACAAAGAATATTTATCCTTTGTCCCACAACCAGAAACAATCATTCAGGCTGGACCGGAAGAGTTTCGAAGACTCGTTACTGAAAAAAATAAAGAGTTGTTTAATGATATGATTGGCGATCCCGCAGACAAAAACCAAACGAATCCAAACGAATCGCTTAACCCTAGAAAAGACAAATCATAATAATTTACTTTTTTATTTCTGTCTTGAACACACCTTCGGCGAAATTTAACGCATTTAACATTTCGCCGAACATAATTGGCGACATTGCGATGAGATCATAAGTGGTCTCGCGTTTGTCGTCATTAAACTGCCTAACGTAAACAACGTCATCACCAATAATAAGTTGCACATCTTCAAATTCTCCTTTTTCACATAACACTGTTGTAATTGTCGAATCAAATTCAAATTCGTTTGTAAACAATTTATGCAGCCTCCTTTTTAGAGGCTGCGGCACAGACACGTTCAAAGTTATCTTTGAAATCATTGTCATGTGACAGGTTGAAATGATAGGCACAATAAGACGCCCCATACATATAGTCATGTTGGGAGAAACCTTCCGCCTGAAGCAACCAACGGATTGCGTCATCATCTGAAAGGCCGGGCGACAAGGATTGCACCTCATCCATCCGAACGGAGAAGGATAAGAGAGCCTCTGTCTCACTGTCAGACTCACGTTGATCGCCGCGAGCACATTCATCTGCGAGATTGTCCCATTCGGACTGCTTCTCGTCGTCAGACATGGCCTCCCATGCGGCGAAATAGGAAGAAAGGGGGCGAAATCCAAATGCCTCTTTGTAGAAGCAGGAAAGTGTCGCAGTGTCAAAATCATAAGTCATGTTATAGTCCTTTCTAGGGTGATTCTTTCTATACTACTAAGCTACAAGGCTTTGTTAGAAATGTCAAGAAAAATCGTGGCATTTATCATTGATTTAACGAATAATTCACATCTAGCGAAATTGAATTACCTACCCGAAGGTGTGTCTGTCCATTGTTTGCCCATACGGCCTTTCGAATGATTTGTCCATGTACATTGATAATTACCCAATATTGATGAACTACTTCCTGAGTGGTTGTTCTATATTGTGTATGACAGCGGTTCTCTTGTCTCACAACATTGCCGTTAGATTGACTATTGCCAATAAATGCGCCGATAATTGCCCCAGTGTTTCGGTTTCGTACTCGACTCCCCCCGCGCAACGAATTTCCTATAATTCCGCCGATAATGGCACCACGTAAAAGGGCATCACCAGAATTGGTCGCGACCTGCACAGTGTTACACGACTGATATGGTGTCTGTACAGTCTGAGTCTTATATATCGGTTCCAATCCTACCACCTTACCATAAACACGTTCAGCGGCCTCGACAGATAGTGTCAGCGAGTGAGAACACGCAGTAAGCAGAGTGGCAGTCGCAAGAACTTTAAGTGCAGTTTTAAGCATAAACAATCTCCATTCCATTATATTCGGTTTCGTATACAGGTTTTCCGTACCGATAGTTTCCTGCCCAATTAACATCAGAAATTGCATTATGGTACATTTTTACCATTAGTTCATAATCCGTGCTTGGCCAAAGACCATTTTCTTTTGCCCATGATCCAAAATCAAGTTGGATCATAGTAGAATGGTCACTCTGAGCAGTCTCAGGATTAACACGGTCAAATTCTTCGAACCGAATGTCACTCCAATTTGAATCATCTGTTGCGGGTTGTGGTGTATTCATATCAATCATATCTGGTTTCCTTCCATCCAAGACTGCATTGCAGCCTGTTCTTCTACCCATTCTTCGTATTCTGCAACTTCGACTTGTTTGCGTTGCAGCATAGATTGCAGGGAATAAATCGCGGAGCGTTTCTCATCACTCGCACCTTCGTCTAAGGCAATAAGGGCGTTTTCTAACACCTCTACGTCTTGCATCACGTCAATCATTTGAGATCCTTTCTTTGATTCTCTCTATACCACTAAGCTATCAGGCTTTAAGTGCGTTGTCAACCTTTATTTCGGCAATTCTTCGATAAACTCTTTTCTTTTGAGCTTCTTATTCATCATTTTTACTGCGTCAACATAGGACAAACCAGTTTTCTTTGGGCTATATTTGGGTGCGAATTTGCGCCATGTATACTGAAGTCCATCACCACCGGCTCTTTGATTATTATTTGCTTTTCTTGCCCAAACTGAATAACCACCCTCGATAGGTTGTTTCCCATGATCGGTATCGTTGCGCCCAATGGCCCAGACCGTCTTATGTTTGTCTTTTGCCTTGCGGGCAGTATGTTTGTAAATCATGTTATTTACCCTTCTATTTCAGAAAATCCCATCATATCCACATTATATTTAGTGTTTCCAATCAACATTTGGTCGCCCATCGAGGTAGAGCGGAGTCCAAATGTTTTTCCACCTACTACAGGCAGTTCGGACATTACCAAAACATTGCGATTAAAATCTTCATTTACAGAACCATCTGGAAGTTCACTACCCATCGACCACGAACCGTAAAGGTTTTGAGTGAAATGATATGCGGCGGTTAGAGCCTCTTCTTCACTTGCAGAGTTGACTAACATTGTTGATGTATCGACATAGGCAACAACTGTTGGTGTATTTTCGAAGGCGGTGTGAATAACTGCGACTTGCATTTGGTAGTCCTTTCAGTGACTAGCGATTCTTTCTATACCACTAAGCTACAAGGCTTTGCGTCCAATGTCAACCCCCAATTTCTAATTTTTCGATTCTTTTTTCAAGATCTTCAATTTTGTTAGCAACACTTGGATACATTTTCTTCCATGCGTTTTCTGGTTGATCGAACCAAGTCCAACCATATCGGTCACGAATCCAATCTAGTATCTGATCGAATTTTGCGTAACAATAAATTCCCGCATGGGTAGTCCTAAAGTATGCAAGAAAAGCGGCACCAAACAAAGCGCCAGCAATTCCTGTGTAAATCCATATATGGTCTTGCCACATTTCTCTTAGCACATCAATCATCTTTATCCCTCTGCATCTCAGTGTATCGAATATAATACTTCACATCGTGATCATAGATTCCGTCAAATGGAATCTTTTTCTTGAATGAATGTATTCTCCCGCGCCACTGATCTTTAATTCTCTGCCAATATGTCATTTTTCTGACTTCACCGTGATAATTGATATAACGCTCTTCGCCGTGGTGTCTATAGAAGAAAAGAGATGGCGGGACTGTCGGCACAACATCATTGTTATTCACATATCTTATATGTTTGGCAGGTATGTTTTTTACAAACGATTTTGTGCCGGTGCGCGGCGATCCAAAGGTACAAAGCAGATCTACATTTTCTATTTTGCTTGCAGCGACTGTCGCCATCGCGCCACCAAGAGAATGGCCAGTGATATACAGTTTTTTCTTATGTCTCATCTGTCCAACAGTTATTTGCACTCTGTCTAAAATTTTATGCACCTCGTGATGAAATCCGGTATGTATTCGCCCAGAACATTCATCATCCTTAACCAACCACGCCCGAAGATCTGCCTTTATATCATTCCATTGGGTCGGTTCGGTGCCACGAAAGGCGATCACCATACTATCAGTGTTCCACGCCACATAACATTGTGTGCCGTGATAGTCGATAAATTTTACTTGGGGAAACCCAAGTTTATGAAATCTCGGTTCCGCACTCGCAGACGGTAGGTATGCAATACCAGCAATTCTTGCTAGTTTCGCAGTCCACCCCAATTCCTCTTGATTGTCCACCCTAATCTCCTTCATATACTCTATTGTGTGTATCGTTGCACCTAATGAATGTCGTACACTTATTTAGACTTCTCAATTCTGACGCACCGACATAAGTACATGCAGAACGTATTCCGCCTAATATATCCTGAACTGTATTTTCAACATATCCTTTATATGGAATCAAAACTTCTCGCCCCTCGCTCGAACGATAGTCTTTCAGTCCGCCAGAATGTTTGTCGTTTGCTGCTTTGGAACTCATACCATAAAATTTAACAAAGGGTTTTTCAATCACGGTATATTCTTCGTCATCGTTCAATTCGTCAGATGCATATCGTTTAATGATTATTTCGCCACCACCTTCCCAATGCCCTGCAAACATACCACCCAACATAACAAAATCTGCACCACCAGCAAATGCCTTTACCACATCGCCAGAAGTAGTACATCCCCCATCAGCAATGATATGGCCACCAAGACCGTGAGCAGCATCGGCACATTCGATAACTGCGGAGAGTTGCGGATATCCCACGCCAGTTTTAATGCGAGTAGTACAGACAGAGCCAGGTCCAATACCAACTTTAACAATATCAGCACCATTTAAAATCAATTCCTGCGTTTGATCTGCCGTTACAACATTACCGGCAATAATTATAAGTTCTGGGTGGTGGTGTCGCAAAGTGGCAATAAAGTTAGTGAATCTTTCAGTATACCCATTAGCGACATCTACACAAACATATGATATTCGTCCATCACACATCTCATAAACATTTCTAAACTTATTTAGGTCATTATCAGAGATGCCCATAGAATATGCCACATAATTTTGTCGATCAATGTCCGTCGAATGTTCGAAAAAATCTACAAGTTCCATTGTTTCGTAATTTTTATTCAGGCAAGTAAACAGCCCCATTTCTGCCAATGTATCGGCCATATGAAATGTACCCACCCCATCCATGTTTGCGGCCATGATAGGAATGCCGTCATAATCTATGTCTACATCTAAACCAGAATAATTCTTGATTTCTCTTTCAGAATTTCTAAACAAATATTGTCGATACAATTCTACCGATTTACGACTTTCCAGCACACTGCGCTTAGGGCGAATTAATACATTACTATAGTCCAACTTGGTGTCTGTTTCTATTCTCATTATACGATTTCCTCTTCAAATTCACTTTCGTCCGGATTGATATGTATCTTTATTGTGTTGTTATCATCTTCAATAGACAAGAAAACTGTTTCTATATCATCGTCAAATATGTAAGATTTTCCGCTTGGGGATATCAATTCCAATTTCTTAAAGTTTCCTAGTCTTACCATTATTACTTTCCTCTAATAATTTTGTCAGTCTTTCATTCGACTGCCAAAGATGTTTAATAATATCATCAGATTCAAAAAGTCTTTTCTCTAATGCGATGATATGCTCTGCCGCGTCTGCGAGACTTGTAACAATATAATGACTCTCAGTCATTCGCTTCTGCGATGATAGTTCTTCGCCCCTCGACACCGATATTCGACTCCAATATAACCTTAACCTTTTGGAGCATTGCACATGCCAACATCAAAGTTTCTTCTCTATCATCACACATCATAATTTGTTGATCTATAGGGGCACTCAGTTCTGCCATTCTCTGCGCAATTTTACTCAAATCGTACCACCTTACCATTTCCTAAATCGTCTATTTCTACGATCACTGAAGTATTCCAAGACGCAGCTGCGGCCCGCACTTCATCTTTGTTGTCATATGTTTGGATTGGGTCGTCATCTTTCCAATTACCCTCGCCGCGAATATACTCGAGCCGATCATCGAGCTCAATCATAATTGCATATTTCATTTTATCAAATTGCTCCATTTTTTGAGTTTTTCTTTTTTTGCGTTGGATGCAGTCATAATATCGTCGAAAGGTAAATCAAAGTGTTCTTTCAACAGTTCCAGCATACAATGGACATCGCCCATTTCCGCAACTAAGTTGTCACGTTTCTCCGCGCTCATACCAAATCGCAATATTTTCATACATTCTTTTGTGAGTTCTGCACATTCTTCAGATGCCACTACTAGGCATTCCGCTTGGGTCTGTTCTACCATATCTACCTCCACAAAGTTTGTATAAATAACAATATACACTATTACACGCCCAATGTCAATAGCTTTTGATAAAAGAGAACAACAATGCCTGCAAATGTTACAGATTATAGTTCGCCAACTAATTATACAGCGGTTTGGATACACCACAGAATCGATTCAACACTACAGGGGGATCTCAATTCTGAAGTTCCTGCCAGTTTGTCACAGGACAATGCCCGATTGGGCGCATGGACTCTAGTATTCAATGGCGCGGTACATCCACAGGCAGACGAAGTTATTGCGGTGGTTCCGACTGCAATAAATCTAGATGAGTCAAAATATGAGCTGGGCGCATTGATTTCGAGCAAGGCATATGTGAAATCGACCACAGTAGATACAGTCATAACAGAAACAGCGCAGGGGTATCAATACGTGGCGGCACTGGTTGGCAACGGGCGCAATCCAAATACTGCATGGGTGTCTGGTGGGGGTGCCTCGATAACTGGCAGCGACATCTTTGCAACACTGACAGACGGCGGGACGGAAAACTGGGGTATAATTTTCAACGGAACAGTAATTACCGGTCAGAGTGGCACGGCAGATTATAGTGGATACGATGAAAACGGAAACCCACAGTTTGTCGATTCAAGTGGCAATCTTTATACTAGGTGGCGACCAGAATATGTTCAAGATGGGGCGACGGCATATTCAGTGAGAAAAAAACTACCAGATGTCACAACAACTACAACAAATCCGGTCACGACTATCGAAACATCATATTATGATTTTTATGAAGTTCAGCACACATCCGCTAGTGAGATTGCAGCATTCAGCGCAAATGTGGTTCTTGTAATTCCACAACATATTATGCAAAGAAATGTTACAACCGCAGCCGGAAATATGACCAACGGATCATACACTTTAGACAATATGTTTATAAGAATGTCTCCGCACATGAGCGCGGCGAAACTCGAACAAATTGATTTATATAATAACTATGGCATATCGACAAAATTGGTGCCAATTAATTTTAACGTAGGAGCAGATCAGGTGGAATTATCATTAAACCAGATTAAAGACGTGGCCGCCACTGTCCCAGCAGATAAAGATTTTTTGCAATACTATTCTGCAACCGGACAATGGGAGAACGGCCCAGCAATTGCCGATGATATATTAGAGGGCACTACTAACAAATTCTATAGCGACACAAAGGTTCAGGACTACCTAACGGCAAACGCCTACGCTACAGAGTCATATGTCAATACTACTGCGACAACCTTAATCGACACCGCAATATCCAATCTAGTTGATGGGGCTCCGGCCGCACTCGACACATTAAACGAAATCGCCGCGGCTTTAGGTGACGACGAAAATCTGGCGGCGACATTGACATCTCAAATTGCAAATTTAAGTATCAGTGACTTATCGGACACTACCACGGCCGCGCCCAGTCTTGGAGAATCTTTGGTGTGGGATGGTTCTGCGTGGGGCCCGGGCGCTGTAATTGGTGGCGCGACAATTTCAGGCACAGCACCGACAGCACCAGAAACAGGAGAGTTTTGGTTTGATGATACAACTACTGGATATCTATATACATGGGACAATTCTAGTTGGGTACAATTAACTGGAATCTCAGGTGGTGGTGGTGGAGCTACCACCCTTACAGGTTTGGGAATTACAGACGGAACAAACGGACAAGTACTAACAACTGATGGTAGTGGTGGATTTACATTTACAACAGTGGTGAGTGGCGGTGGCGCATGGGGTGATATTACTGGAACACCAACAACGATTGCAGGATATGGTATCACCGATGCGTTTAATGGTGCATATGGTTCTTTGTCTGGTACGCCAACAACGATTACGGGATATGGTATCACCGATGCGTTCGATGGTGCATATGGTTCTTTAACAGGTGTACCAAGTATACCCACCGCCCTCACAGATTTAAGCATAACAGACGGAACAAACGGACAAGTACTAACAACTGATGGCAGTGGTGTATTTACATTTACAACAGTGGTGAGTGGCGGTGGCGGATCAAATGCATGGGGTGATATTACTGGTACGCCAACAACGATTACGGGATATGGAATTACGGATGCGTTTAATGGTGCATTTAGCTCTTTAACAGGCAAACCAACAACGATTACGGGTTATGGTATCACCGATGCGTTTAATGGTGCATATGGTTCTTTGTCTGGTAAGCCAACAACGATTACGGGTTATGGAATTACGGATGCGTTTAATGGGGTATTTAGTTCTTTAACAGGCAAACCAACAACGATTGCGGGTTATGGTATCACAGATGGTGGCGGTGCTAGCACCGCCTTAGGAGCTGTGGGAACTTATGCCCAGATGCAGAACAACAGCGGCACTGCCAATATAGCAGCAGGTAGCACCATAGCTGGCAGCGATCTCTTGTACCACAACCTCAATTACTCAGTTCTTGGCAGTCCGGCTGCCAGTGGTACATGGAGGGTCATGGGACGATACCTGAGTTCGGGCACTGGATCATTGAACGGTATTTCAGTATGCGTGAGGATTTCATAATGAGCATTACAATAACAGAAGTACGCAATGCAACATCTCTTCAATCTGACAACCTTCGTATGGACGTTGAGATTAATCACCCACAGTACGGTTGGATACCCTACACATTAGACCCTACAGACACAGATACAACCATCGACAACGATGCAGTCATGGCTCTGATTAGTGACGACTTTGCAGCCTATGTTCCGCCCACACAGGCAGAATTAGATGCAGAAGCTGCAAAAATTATTCGTATGCAAAGAGATTTCATTCTAGTGTCTGAAGTCGATCCAATAATAACCAATATTCTTCGATGGGAAGATATGGATACACAGAAACAAAATGAATGGCAACAATATAGACAAGAATTGTTAGATGTCCCTGCCCAAGAAGGATTTCCAGACAATGTTGTGTGGCCGGTGAAAATAGAACATTCATAATTAGGAGAAACAAAAATGGCATTTCCAACAACACCCGCAAACGGTGATACGCATACAGTAGGATCAATAACATGGTCATATAACAGTACTACTGATATTTGGGCCCAGGCGAATACATCTGGATCGGGTGCTAGCAGCGCAGTGGAATTTATCAGTTACAGTGGCGTTATCAACAACGCAGCGACTGTCGATTTTACAGGTTTTGATGACTCGAAGTATGTCTCTTATTTCTTCGAACTTAATGACGTAAGGCATGACCAAACAGTGGCAGTTTCACCTCCTGCCGATCTTTATCTTTCCTTAGCCACATCAGGAACAACATCTACTCTTTTAGAAACACTCACATGGTCTGCTGGTGACGCTACAGTAACATCAAATCCTATAGTATATTCTAACTATATTACATTAATTATTACATATACTAATATATCGTCAAATGCAAGTGTTACTACTTTCGAAATGCGTAAACCTACTGGACATATCACTCCGCGAAATTATAACAGTGGCGAGGGCACGTTGCCTATGAATGGAACGCAGACAATTACTACTTCGTCTGGCGCATCAAGTAGTGTTATAAATTTAAATGGAACAGTAGTGACTACTGCACATTCAAATACAATAGGTGCAGATTATGATCCGATTACCTTTGGGTGGACTGCTGGAGCATTCGCAGCTGGTGGATCTATAGAGATAAGAGGAATTTCTACATATGATAAAACTGCCGGAAATTATCACTACGGCGGCATATCTGATAGTGCAGGGTTTAAACTTGTCACTTCGTTTGGTAATCAAAATATGGGCGCAACCGGACAATTTAAAATCTACAATCCGCATGTCGCGGCGTACACTATGGGTTTCAACGAAGTGGCAGCATCATATCAACCCGCCACGGGCGCGCCTCAGACTGACAATATTTGGGGTGGTTATATTGCCAACAGCAACGCAAAACAAATGTATCTAAATACAGGGTCAATCACAGCAGCACAATTCTGGATCAGCAACGATACCGGCAACGGTGTTATTAGCGCTAACTATTCAATTTCTAGCGGCGAGATACGCATGTATGGTCTCAGAAAAAATTAATGAACATAAACCCAAATAAAAAATTATAAATAGTCAAAATAATCTAAGGGACCGGATATGCCAGACAGTAATCTCTCAACATCAATAGCAGCAATCAGATCAAAAATTCTTGCTGATGCGCCCACCGCGACAATTGATGACATTCTATCTCTCGCAAGGGCAGCGAAATCTATCGGGCTGACTGAAGATACAACCATCGAGACTGCTCTCAATAGTAGAATTCAAACCCTTTCTTCCGGCGCAACCACTGCCGAAATGGCGAAACTCTCAAACGCAATAAAACAGGTCAGAGACATATCAGGCGGTGTAGGTTCTACCACTACCGATGACATCGTAGAAGGAAGCACTAATAAATTTTTACATAAGACGGCGTTGACAACACAACTTTCGGACCTTGGCGGACATATTTTACCAGACACAACCGAAATCTATGACTTGGGAAGTACCACAAATAAATTCAGAGATTTATACTTATCAGGAAATACGCTCAATATCGGAGACCAAACAATTTCTGCCGATGGCGCAACAATCTCTATGGACACAATCAAACTAGGTAGTGGCAACAATACGGTAACACTCGAAGTTGACTCATCGGGAGATTTCCAAAGAACTTCTGTTAAAAATGGCGTGACGCAACCGACAAGTCCTATTGTCGGATCGAGCAATGATCTGAGCGATGTGGACCTAACAGTCCAACCAGAAGTATTGGAATTGCAAGTTGCAGACCCAACCGCTGGACACGGAGCCGCGTGGCAGTGGACATGGGAACAATCTTCGTTGCCGTATGCAAGGGCAACTATTACAAACCAAACACAGCCATCTGTCGCATTGTATATGCAAGGAACTTATACAATCAACAACTTTGCAAATACTGCATATGGCGCAATGACGCAAACACACGATTTCAAACTCAAGTGGATAGAAGGTTCTGGTGACCAAAACTTAGTATCATGGGCGGCATATTCAACTATCGACGACACACATCCAGATATCAACGGCGGGACAACAACCAGCGTCCAAAGACTGGCCGTCAATGTTCCAACAACAATCACACCACCATCTCTTACCGCGCCAGCAGTATCATACAATGTATCTAATGGTGTCGGGGCGTATGCTTTCACTGGTGGTGCCAATGGAAACAACCCATCTATCGGGCCTTTCTATCGTGGTGGTACTTACACCATTGATATTAGCGCCACTGGCCATCCATTCTATTTTACTACTGACAACGGAACAAACTTCGCAGCGGGCACATATTTCGGAGAGTATACGACAGGAGTTACAGGTTCTAGAAATGAAACTGGAACAATAACATTCACGGTTCCCGCTGGGGCCCCAGATACCCTGTATTATCAATGTGGAAACCATGCCGGAATGAGAGGAAGCATCACTGTAAAGGATCTTGCAGTCGAAACAAACGCAAATGGAAATTATATTATCTACGGTCAACACGACAAAGAAGGACACGCACAACCTATGGAATTACGGCCAATTCCATCTCTTGTAAACCAAATGTGTCTTGTATATGACGGAACCAATAATAAATGGGTTCCACAAGACATGGCAACATATGTTGAAAATACGCCCGCATTTGAAAACAAAATCAAAGAAGTTGCCGGTACTGCAACACTGGTCGCACCCGATGGAACTTCTCTTGTCGCGTCCGTAAATATCTATAGCGATGCAACATATCTACCGGCGGCAGGAAATACAGTCGGAGACATTGCATTTGCCGAAGATACTCAAAAACTTTACATTTACAAAAATACGACTATCGGTTGGATTGAAACCGTTGCGGCAACAAATTTGACAGGTTATGCAACCGAAAGTTATGTCAATACATATGTGGCCGACAACGCCGGCGGATCAAACACACTCGAATACACTTCCACACAATCTGCATCACCACACGATGTAATGATGCTTAATTCTGATGGAACAGTCACACCAGTTTCGCCGACAAGTTATTCGGCGGTGTTTAACGACTCAAACAAATATGCATTTGGAAATCAATCTGGTGGACAAGGAAATTTCGGCGGTACGGGCAGAGTTGCGCTCAATCCGACCAACCGTACCGAATCTGTTTTATTTTCGGACACGCCCAATGGTACTGACATGCATGGTTATGTTATCACTTCTGGAGCCATAAGCGGATCAATAAATTCATTTGATAGTGTGTCCATAACACCGGCGAGTTATCTCGGCCATTGGTACAATCCATATGATGCAACAAAGTTATATATTTTTATGACCTTTGGAAGCCAATATAACGTCCGTGTGATAGAATGTTCGGTGGCGGTATCGGGGCTGACGTGGGTAAGCACAACTGACACAGGTGCCAGAACGCAAAACTGGAATAGTTCTCTCCAATACAATCATGCCGAAAGCGCGGATGGAGACGTGAGATGGATTTTGTCGACCGCAAACACAAACGAATGTAAGGCCCAACAAATTAAATATGATGGAAGTAGTTGGACCACCATAACCGCCGGCAGTGGAGCATTTGGTGCTACACTAGATACCTCGAGCAACGGAGTAACCAGCACAAAATATGACGGAGAACTTTCGATTGCATGGTCAAAAACTGTTTCTGGATTATTTGTAAAGGCAAACGGACTTGTTTTGCAGTCTGGAAAAATTGATTGGACCACCGGAAGTGTAACATTGGCATCACCCCAAGCCATCTACTGGTCGGCGAGTGCTTATGGCACGACAGGAGATACATCACATTATCCTGCTCTTGATATTTCAGAAAATAATAGA